GTGTATAACGGTAGTGCCTGCTGGTAGCCGCTTCAACTCACGCTCAATAGCGGCCCAGCCGAGCCAATGTCTATCGCCGCAGACTAGGACCTTCAACTAGTCCGCCGTGACTATGACAGTGATGACGGTCGGCGGGCCAGCGGGGAACTTCGACTGCTGCACGTACAGGCTGGTGACGGGCTGGCCATCTTTATTGGCGTCAAAGCGGTACGTTCGCTTCGTTGCCCTGGTGAACACCAGTTTCACCCTTATAATTTCAGGCATCTCTGCCTCCTTTCGCTACTAATCCGTCCTATGCTGCCGGCGCATCTCCAACTTGAAGGCATGGGTATGGAGTTCACCCTACGTCGGCAGCATGGAAAGGACTAGCTTCTCCAGGCCCGAGTCCTCGCCATCTCGAGGCTCGCCTTGAGTGCCCGCTCGTTCGCCAGTTCATTGAGGCGCACGTTGGAGGATTGAGTTCTCACCTTACGCCCCTGACGTTTGCGCTTCTGGTCTTTCCAGGTCTTCCCTGGTAGTGTCATGGCGGTCTCCTGGCTACTAGCCTAGCTACGGAACGCCGAAGGCGCCATCGTAGAGTCAATCACAATGGTCCGCACGTCATTGTATATGCCTTGGCATCGAGTACAGACGAGGTACTTACCTATCTTGTAACAGTCCTTGTCCTTCTCGCGGCAGGACGCACAAGTTGCCTTGATTGCCATCACACTCTCCTGTATCTGTCCATAACTTTCCCGTAGTGAATACCTCGCGGGTGACTTTGTGATGCTCTACCAAACCAGCACTCATCACAGGCTACAGGCCGTGATACTCGCAGGACACGCGCAACAAGATTAGCCAGAAACGTATCAGGCCTAGATTTACCCTGCAATGCGGTGCCTATGGACGTGTCGCACAACTGACAATCCATCACAATCTCCTTACTACTAAACCGTCCAGTGCTGCCACCGACCCCGCCTCCCGCGATGCCCACTAGCATCCACTTCACGAGTTCGGCAGCAGCGCGAGAAGGTCTAGCCCTCCCTCTCGTACTCCTTATTCATTAGTACACACTCGTCCTGGACAACAGGATGCCAAACGCCGTTGATGGGCTCCAGGGGCTTGTAGTTGTCCCTTGCCCACTTGCGGAACTTGGCAGCCTCTCCGTCGGTCAGTGTCCTAAACAATGTCGCCATGATTCTCCTTCCTGTTAGTGAGGTAGCACCGCCACCGTGAGTGATATGTAGGCTATTGCGTTCAGCATGAGGCCTCCTGCCTAAGCTCCTCGAATGTTTTCCCGCATCCGCAGCAGCATGTTGACCTGCGTGTGGGTTCTGCCTTTGCGATTGCTCGCTGCTCGGCGTGGACTACCCTCTCAAGCTCCTGAATGGTCCTCATCGAACCTGCCTTCTCTCCTGCATGATGGACACCGTGTTGCCTGCGCTCACACCCGCATTGTACGCCCCGCCATGCACTAGGACTCTGCGTCCATTCCTCAGTTTCGGGTAGTGGTACGTGACGTAGTCCGTGTTCTCCGCATCGAACGTCACCACTAGTGCCCGCACATTCTCCGATATGCCATCATCGTCCGCTCGTTGCTGCCTGAGGCGCTCGTCCAACCGATTCATCACGCCTCGGATGAAACTGTCCCGCCATTGGTCCCTACTACAACCTTCAGTCCGGCCCAGGAACTCCCTCGTGTCCCAGTCGGTAGATGCAAGTCCTGAGACTTGACCTATCAACCACAAGGACAACTGGTGGACAACCTTGACGTTGTAGGACCTACCGATGATGGACAACTGACCCGTATTCAGTATAATGACTCGGCAGTAGTTATTCTGGCCGATCACTGATACCAATGTCGGTATCCAGTTCTGCCTCGTCAGCCCATCGTATAGGAACTCCTCAACGCCACCATCTTGACCGTCTCCCTCAACATCAGCCATTTCCAGGCCGTGCTTGAGTAGGAGGCTATGAGCCCGCTCCATAGCGAGACTTGCTTCGGCCTCGGTAGCTCCACCATCCTGAGCTAGACGTAGCAGGGCCTGGAGTCGCTCCAGTACCTTATTGTCTGCGTCCATTGTACCGTCCTCTCAACTGGGCGTTAAGCATTACCCCTAGCTCCGTATAAGCCGAGTAAAGGCCTTCAGTAGTTGCTCTGACGGTGCGTAATCGTCATGGCAGACGGTGACTAGCCCTGCATCCGTTGTGTTGGCTAGTCCGCACTCCTCACATAGGGGAACGTCGCATAGCTGACACCCTTGCGTTGCTTCGCTGGTACACTGACCGGCTAGGTGCAGGCTGCCATCAACCCGACCATAGTAGTCATGGTTTGTCCTACATTGGCACTGTCGATACTTGCTCGCAGGCATTGGTTACCGTCCTCTCAACCGAGCACAGCCACGATTATGATAGTCGCGCCTTGCTCTGCCCCATTATAGGCACACTCGCTGCACATTGCGCCGTGCTTGGCCACCTCATACATCATGTGCGGGTATGCTACCAGCCTACCGGTAATGATGTCCCGGTTGCCGCACACGACGCACATCCTACGACCGACTGCCATCTGGTCACCGTCCTTTCTGCTGGCCGTGCGCGCCCATACGCACTCGGCTCTCAGCGACCTACACATACATTATACACTAGGCAGCGTGATGTTGTCAAGCGTTCTTATGTCAAGCTGGCACAGAACTAATGTTCTAATGCCAACCCGTGCATGTGCATACTCACTCATACAATACCCTGCAACCGTGCATCTGCTAACACGGATTAACAATTGCAATGGTTAGGCAACCCTAACCCATTCACTTTTGGGTGATAGTTTAGCCTCAAGTTGGGGGTTGACAACTAATGGGGGATATGCTAGGTTAGATATGGTAGTCGCACATTAACAGCGAGTCGCAATGCGGTGCCGAGCCAATTTGCGAGCGCACAATAGAACGGACATGCGCCAACTAGTTTGGTGCTTGTTGCGTTCGGAAAGCGAGAACACAGATGGCCGAAGAAACTACGACGATCACGGCGGAGTCGATCAACGCAGACATCGAACGTCTAAACGGTGACTTGATCGAAGCGCAGACGGCGCATGGCGAGTCCCTTGAGACGCTGGAGAAGGGGCGCAAATCCGCCAGTATCGAAGAACTGCTAGAACTGGCCGAAGGCGTACGCGCCGCCAGCACTAGTGTTGAGCGAGCGGAGTCTGCAATCGCAGTAGCTCACAAGGGGCTAGAGCGTATCCAATGGGAAAGCAAAACGGCCGCACTACGCGAAGTGCTGGCGCCCATCGGCAATCTGGTCCGAGACGCAGTCAATGACGTGCTGGGCGTATTCGCCGAGTTCAACGTCACTGGGCTCGTTATCACAGTCAACAACGTCGGTCAGCCCGACATGGAGACCAGCGTCAAGCCAACGGGCCCGGACATCCCCAAGCCACCCGGCGGCGTAAAGCGCGGTGGCGGCGGTGGCGGCAAGCGAGCAAGCCATAGTGTCACGGAGAACGGCACCACGATGACGCCGCGCGAATACGTAGCGGCGCACTCTGAGGCCAGCACGGATATCATCCGGGCATACCTCGGCGGCGACACAAGCCACAAAGTCAACCTGACCCATGAGGCCGAGCGCATCGCCAAAAAGCTAGGCCACCAATTCAGCTAGGCCACCCTAGCAATTAGACAGCGAGACCCCCGGGTAGTACAAACGTGCGACTACCGCCTGGGGGTTTTGTTGCGGGCTGGACTACTTGACATAACGCGGCGGGTGCTAATGCCCACCATTAGGCTTTACTTAGAAATGGGGTATGCCTCATGCTGGCACTAACGCCGAGCATATGCACACCCTAATACCCAGTCTCAGCCGACCCACACCCATGTATGCATAGCCTTGCCCAGGTTCGGAGCTATGCCTCATCCGAGTATCCTAGTATATGCGAATAAGGCTTGCTACGATATTTTTGCATTTTCACAGGATGGGGGTACCGCAACTGGGCGGTTGGGTCACTGCCACGGACTAGCGGGGCGCCGTCCTCCGCTCATTGGCCTGCCTCGGGTAGGCTTGTATGGCGTGCCGAATGTGCACGACCGCGGGCAGTATTTGCACTTTGCTGCCGTCACACCGTCACTCGTTGCAGCTAGGAGCCAGTGGTGCCGCTGAGTAGGCGAATTGTGGCAGTAGGGGCTTTCAGTCGTGACGAACTTACCAGGCAACGGTACCACCTACCTTCAACTTAGCCGAAATAATGTTCTGGGCCTCTTGGCTGCGGCGCATGAGGTTAGGATTGAGTGACCCGCCTAGGGCTGTAATCCGTTCTGATGTTGCCGTGATGCGCCCTACGAGCATCTTTATTCGGTCTACATCGTCCGTCTCCAATAACAGCCGCATCAATCGTGCCCGTGTACGAGTCAGATATCGGCGCTCCTTCTTATCAGGGTCGGATAGCTGGATACCAGTACCTTCGGGTCGGCCACCTTTGTCCTTCTTACGGATTGAGAATCGCGTGTAATCCACAATCACCCAACTTGCGAGGCACCTATTTAGGTGGACCTTGACCGATCTCCATATCTGTTTACCGCCCTTGGTCTTTCCTAGGCGCACAACAACGGTGCTGTACACGGTGCCTTGGAGGATGTCCTCCCCACACTCGTTGCACGGTCCGTCTGCTCGCCTTATGGCGGTAACTATCCTACATGCGACTGACATTAAACTTACCCCCAAACTCCATTAGCACTTACAGGAGTAAGTATAGCACAGGGGGTCACTTCTGTCAATATGGAGAACATGTATAAGCGGATTAGCATATCTCGACTGACCTCCCTACCACTACCAACTCTGTTGGTGCTAACGAGGTTGGGGGGTCACTTGTGATACGGTGGTCTGAAATTGCGTACCCATGCCCACAACTACATACTAATACCTACCTGTGCATACGAAAATCGCTTGACACGACTACCGCCCTATGATATAATATATAGTGGAGGGACAGATGTTAGAAAATTGCGGCGAGGTTCACGGACCCGGGCCCTCAAAGTGCTCCTGTAAGAGAGTGAAGGGGCACTCGGGTGAGCATGTTGACGAGCACGGGAGCCGTTGGCCTTACACCGCGATGGAATTACTTGAAGGGCGAGGTCCCGATAATGGGTAGCGAGACCGACAGCACCGGCGTCACCGTCATCGAGCCACTGAAGGCCGACGACATTGACATCGACCCGGATGATCTTAACGCGATAGCTGAGGCGCGAATACCTCTCAGTCAGAATCCGCGCAAGGCGGACTACCTGAGCTACCGGGCGGTAGGGTTCTCCATCCGTGAGTCATTAGCGTTGGGGGCGGTTACTCAGGCGACCCTCAACAAGTGGCGCCGCGAGGACAAGGAGTTCCTACAGTTTGAGCAGGAACGGTTAGCCTTCCTGCAACGGACCATCTCAGGCGACATTATGCGGATGAGGTGGTTGAGGAACTTCTTCCTAGTCTTGAGGCGCGACGAGAGGATACTGCACAAGTCGGCCTTCAACTTCGAGGGGTTGACGGACAATGAGCGCGCCTACCTGCATCTGATCCGAAAGCACTACACGCCACAGGATCTCCTGGCGCTGGAGAAGGCGCTGGAACCTGAGCATGGTGAGAGAGCTCGGATAGCGGTCGACAAGGCCATCTTTATCGTGGACGGTAAAGAAGTGGTAGGCGACGATAACAGACGTGCCGCGTCCAGAGCCGTGCTTGACCGTTTCAACGCCAATGCCAAGTATGCTGAGGTCCGAGAGGCCGAGGAGTAGAATGGTAACGGCGACCGAAACCCCCATCACTGAGTTCCAGGCCAGGGTAGTAGCTGCCCAGGATGGTGACCTCGGCACGTATGCCAAGGCCGTACATGACCGCGTCTATTACCAGTATCAGGACGTGTGGGCCTTAGCGTTGGAGTCCTACAACGAGACCGTCATCGTCTGCCCGCCGGATACCTACAAGTCCACAACAGTTAGGGACTTCGTGGAGCGCGAGATCGGTAAGAACCCTAACATCCGTATCCTCTGGCTGATGAATGCGGGCGCTCAGTCCACTAAGCAGATTCAGGCTATTCAGCAGACCCTTGAGTTCAACAATGTATATAAGGAAGCCTACGACGTCTGTGAGGACCCTCGTGCTCAGTGGACTAAGGAAGTCCTCTATGTGATGAGGACACGAGAGGGCGCCGATCCTACCTTGATGGGTACGGGCATGAATGGTCCATATCAGGGCCTGCACTTCGACGTCATCATTATCGACGACCCGACCGAGCAAGAGGACCCTCACAGTCCTACCACAATGGACATGCAGAGGAACAAGGTCCGCGGGGTGATAGATGATAGGCTAGTTGAGGGCGGCCGCATTGTGGTTATCCTGACTCGTTGGGGCGATAATGACCTGGTGCCAACCTTCGCCGAGATGGGCTTTACGATTATCGAGATGCCTATTGTGGGCGACTACCCTTGGGGGCCAACCCTAGACCCAGTGAGGTTCACCGAGGAATGGGTCGAGAAGAAGCGCAAGAAGAAGGGCGATATACTGTTCGCGCTCACCTTTATGCTCAGTGCGGAGGCGGCCGCGGGCAATCTGATTCTCCGCGAGCACATTAGGTACTGGGACAATGACAGCTTGCCTACCTGCGCCCTGAATCTATATGTAGGGGTAGACCCGGCAGCGAGCCTCAAGACCTATGCAGACCACTCCGCCATAGCCACGATAGGGCTTGACATCAAGACCAAGATTAAGTACCTGTTGGATATGTGGTGTGGTAGGCTGGAGACACCTGACCTTGAGAAGGAGATCGTCAAACGAGCCAAGCGGATGGCCGGGCTAAGGGGTGTCGGTCTGGAGACCCAGGGCTTTCAGTTGAGCCTGTTGCAGGGTATGAAGAGGCGCCATAACCTGCCTTTCATTGAGATACCCTACCGTACCCGCCGCACTGAGCAGCTTCGGGTAAAGGCCATTGACAACAACAAGGTCGGGCGGGCCATGTACCTCGATGCTCAGTTCTCCAGCGGTCTGCTACTAATCCCTAAGAACCTTCCTCTGGTTGACGGTATCTCCCTTGAGTCCGAGTTGTGCTCGATACCTCATGGTAAGATGGACGACCGCATGGACGCCCTGGCAATTGCGAGTATATTGGCCGAGGCCGCCGTACCCACAGGTATGGCAGTAAGGCTAAGGGGTTTTTAGATGGCCGATGACTCAGTAGGCTGGGAGTACGTCAACAAGCTGTTAGGTGAGCTTCAGGAGGAGCTCCGTGGCTTCCATACACGGGTCAAGGAGGTTGAGGAGCTACGGTACCTGGAAGACGACACCAAGCTGCCCGCTGAGGAGAAGGCCTCTGGGTTGGAGATTCGGCTAGGCGCTACCGCCGAACTCATCGAGAACGTCAAGGCCGCACTGACGGCCAATACGCCAAGGGTGCGCTTTGAGGCGCTCCGCACAGGCCCGACGGCTCTTGAGAACACCAGCAAGCGGGAGAAGTTTTGGGACGGGTACCTGCAATGGGCCAGTGCCCTGATACCGTTCCTTATCGAGCTTGCGGACAGTCAGACGGTCGCACTAGGGATATTGAAGGCCGCCTACTCTCCCTGGCCTCAGAAGGAACGCCGAAGAGACCTCAAGAGTGAGCCTCGGACCAAGAAGGGCGATACTGACTACAAGGACAGGCAGCGGGCGTTGAAGCGGCGCTGGGGTCCTCCGTTCAAGGTCATCACAATACATCCACTGACGTTCTACTATAGGCTCGGTCCAGGCGGCGAGCTTAATGAGGTTATCGAGCACGGCTACAAGTCAAGGCGGGAGATTTATGCCGCATTCGGTATCAAAGGCTCGGCCCAACTCCAGGCCGTGGTACCCGATAAGCTGCCTAAGGACACTGGTGCATCGCTGGCTGCGGTGGCGGGGTTCCCTTCCGAAGAGGTGCAATCGCTACCGAGTGGTGTGAGCACTAGTACCTTGGCACTGGTCACCGAGTATTGGGCCGCACCATTGCCTGGGAGTCCGGGCATCTACCAGTGCTATATTGAGGGTAATCTGGTCTACGAGGAGATAGGCGATCCGAGTGTGGCCTACTTCGTATGTCCAGGGCGGACGACCAGCAGCAAGGACCCTGACAAGTTCGCCCTCAGTATCGCCGAGATACTCCGCCACAATGAGCCGACGCTTAACAGGTCACTGACATACATGGCCGAGGCCACCGAACTACTAGTGAGGCGCAGGTTGACATTGGAGGTGCCCGAGGGTTACACTCCACCTGCGGAGCTAGTCGGCGAGTCCAATGAGCCTCAGACTAAGACCTGGACGTTCAAGGCGGATAAGGCCGAAGCACTTCCTGCCGGTGCCAAGATCGTTGACCCGTTTGAAGGTGCCCAGAACGTGTACGAGGCCATGCCCTTCATCAACCTCATGTTGCAGCTACTCGGTCAGCATGGCGTAAGTCCGATCTTCAAGGGCGTACCCGAAGGCGCTGGCGGATCAGGGTACAAGGAGAACTCACTCTACCTCATGGCCAAGAGCCAGTTCCAGTACCTGCTGGATTCCTACTCCAGGTGCATAGGTAACATGATTGAATGGCTAGAGCATATATTGGTCACGAAGGCTAAGCAGGAAATCTGGGTAGGTAACCTGAGTCTGACGCCTAAGGACATCAAGGCCTTCCCTACTGTTATCACCGTTGACGTGGAGCCGTTACTGCCTCAGAACATCATTGCCGAGGGCCAGTTCTGGGACAGGATGCATGCCCGAGGCCATATCACCGAGCGGACACTGCTAGAGAAGGGGTTGAGGATTGAGCAGCCCGAGCAGGAGATGTGGAACAGGTTTATTGAGGATGTCCAGAACATGCTCAAGCCTATACTGGCCCAGGACGTGCTGAAAACGGTTGGTGTGCTGCCGCAGCTTGTGGGGCCGGATGGGAAAACGCCGATCGGTGGATCGGGTCCGACAGGTGGTAATGGTGCCCGAGGCAACCCCGTCGAGGAGATGCTAAAGTCAATGGGCGGCCAGTCGAGGGAGGGCCAGGCCCGACAACCTCCCGAGGAAGCGGGCTCAACTCCGGGCCTTGAGGCGCCATTATGATCGTAACTGGGCCTAAGCTCGACCAGGTAGCCGAGGTGCTCCGCCAGTGGTATTTGACCACACGGGCGAAGCTTATTGAGGTGCTGGAGGAAGGCTACCCATACGGCAGTGTGCCTGTCACTCCTAGGCAGCAAGTGGAGAGGTTCCTTTCCATGACGAACGAGGACATGCAGGCTCTAATGACCAAGCTGGTTGAACGGCATCGCGGTGAGCCTAATGCCCAGGCGTTAGCGCGTAAGGACCTGGAGGATTACATAACTAAGATGAACCGTATGTCCTTCTCAAGGAGGGTAGTCTAATGCAAGAACCGACCCTCACCGATGCACAGCGCGATCTGCTGAGAGGCCGCGGTATCCCTACTGACAGGGTACCTAGGGCTCCACAAGAGAGGACAATCGGTACAGGCTATTTCAGTACCATCGACAGCCACGAACTAAATCAGATCGAGTTGGAAAACTCCAACATGGTGATAGGTGCCGACGGCTTCATTTATATACCTATATTTGGCGAGCGTCTTGGTCTACTAGACGACGGGTCTACAGGGATGATTAGTGAGATCACGGGTTTCGAGTTGGCCCCGAAGTGGATTCAAGAGGAGGTACTAGGTGCTGGTGGAGGCGGTGGCGGACGTACGGGACCTACTGCTGCCGAGCTTGCCATTGATAGGTCCCGGGTGCAGGCCACGAACCTATCTACCTTCATCCAGGGCACCGTCTCTCAGCTATCCAACGAGATAGATGCGGGGCGCCTTGAGATGGACCAGGCTCTCAACGAGTTCAATAAGAAGCTAGATGCTTTTGCCGAAGGCGGAAAGCAGTTCCAGGGTATCCAGCCCTACACTATTCCCATCGGTGCCGAGTACATACCCGGGTTCGGGCCTGGGGAAATCGGCGAGCATTTGGGGATTGCGCCTGAGAAGGTAATACCTATACAGTTTGACCCGTTCGGAATGGCTACGGAAATAGTAAACCAGTCACCAGACCTGACAGATATAGGCGTACCGAGCGGTGACGCCCTTGCTGAGGCTCTGGAGATAGCTCGACAATTTGTAGGAGGTTAAGGTGCCGTACACCATACAATCCGGTGACAACCTCTGGAACATCTGGATGGCGCACGGCCAAGATGTATCCTGGTCCGATTTCCTGGCGCTGAACAATCAGTTCTCCAACCCGGACTTGATCTTCCCTGGACAGGTCGTGAATCTGCCTGGGGATTCGGCTCAGGCACCTCCAGCGCCACCAGCACCTCCGACTCCTCCGTCTGTGCCCGCTCCCGCCCCAGCACCTGCACCGTCGTCTGTAGGCCCCATACCGGTAGTTCCTGGTATTACGGCCGAGCAATGGGCGGCTATGCTGACCGAGCAGAACAGAGCGGCTGAGGCTCAGGAGCTCCTTCTTGCCGAGGCCCAGGCCGACGCTCGCCGCCTCCAGGAGGCTCAACTATCTGCTAACCCTGCCGACTTTGTAGCCTATGAGCTATACAAGAGGGAACTGTTAGAGCAGGGCTTCACGCCTGAGGGTACAGTCAGGTCCGACTTAGACATCCAGGACATATTCTCCCTAGCCTTGGGGCTGAACGAAGGAGACAGTATTGGCGCAGGCCGGTTCGGAGTCGATCTACCTACTACACAATCCATTAGCAGGTCAGAGTTTCAGGACTTTAGCGACACCGATATAGGTATCCTCTCTAGCTTCCTACGAGGAGGAGTAGGCACTGGTGAAGGGGAGTTCCAGGGTATTAGCCCTGCCGACTACTTCAAGGAGTTGGAAGAAGGATTAGTACCTACATTACCTCAGCAGCGAACGCAGTTTAGATTCTAAGGAGGTAAATCGTGGCACTACATGACCCAGTAGAGGACGCTCTGAATGATAGGAAGAAGAGAGCCCGACTTGTTGAGGCCGGGGCGGCAGTTGGGACTCCAGGTGACGCTCTGAACATCACGAGGAAGTTCCTAGGTGGTGCAGCGCAAGCAGGCGCGCCTCCACCCCCAGGACAGAGGTTGCCTCCACAAGCTGCTCCTATTGCCCGGAGACGGGCCTTCGGAGGGCAGGGACTTCGGCGAAGTGGTCGAGGCGTCCCTGTTGCGCCCTATATCTCACCAGGCAACTTTGACCCTAACCAACAGTCGTCGTCAGGTTCCTTGTCTGAGCAGTTCTTCGACCTGCCTGGGCCGGTAGGCTTCTCCAAGACGCCGCAGGGCAGGTCTATCCTGAAGCGCATACTTGGAATGAGGGGCTTGCGGTAATGATCGGACGTATTGTAGCTGGCATTGTCCAGGCTGCTGTCATCGGCTTCATGCTGGCCTTTAGCATCATGTTGGTGATCTTCATACCGATGACCGTGTATCAGATTCTGAGGTAACATGGGTAAGCCTTGGGAGTTCGAACCTAAGCGAGGCGCGGAGCTACAGGCCGCGGCTACCTTCCGTCGGAGGGCTGCTGTTAGCGCCTTCTCACGGCTTGCCGGAAGATCGCTAAGGAAGCGGGGTATCGACCCTTCCATTCTGACGCCTTCTCGGGGCCTCGAGGACAACGAGCCTGGCACGGAAAATGAGAGGTTTGAGAGGACGGTTCAGCGCCTAACTGGTATGGGTATGGAACCTGGCGAGGCCGTGAAGCAGGTTCGGCGATTCCTGGACGTGACATCTAGGCGGACCGACGCGGGCATGGTGAGGCCGAAGCCTACAGTTCAGCCTGGTCTTGATGCTGTTCGGCAAGGGGTCGATCAGCCTCCAGTGCCGTATAGAACTAGGTATGACGAAAAGACCGAGGCCGCCATACAGCAGTTCCGCACCGATCTAACCGCTGAAGGCTATGAGCCTTGGATGATCGATACTCAGCTAAGGGGTCAGATCAGGCTTGGGGCATTGATGGAGGAGATACAGGCCAACTTCCCGTCGCGGACGCCTCCAGGTACAACTCATAAGAGCTTGGCACTGGATCGCCTTGATAAGGAGATGGGCGACCTGCTGAGGAAGGCGACACCTCAGGGGCGGAAGAAAGGTCCGATAGAGTCGTTCCTCGCAGATACTCTTACCGGGGGTTTGCTCAAGGGGCTATCTATAGGACTGGCGGAGCTGGAGAAAGACCCTATGCTAGGTGGGCCATTCGCACGTACCACGGAAGGACAGTTCCCCGAATTTGACCCTGAGGGCACTACCGGATTTGAGCGTGGTGCGGAGATCAGCCGTCCTGTGGTACAGCGTGGGCAGGAGATTGTCGGTGAGCCGTTTGAGCAAGTAGGGAAGGCCGGCATACCCGTTGTATCGCCTGTGTCTGAGGCGCTGACCACGGCCATTCGTAGCCAGATTGTTGAGGACATCGGCACCGAGATAATCAACCCTGCAGCCCTTGTACTGGTTGCACCTATCGTGATGCAGGGTACGCAAGGGCTCAGAGGTGTGAGACTAGCCACCCAGATGACCTCCAATTTGCTTGGTACGGGACTGGAGCCGGCCTTGGCACGAGGCACGCTGAGAGGCCTTACGATTTTAGGTAGAGATGGGCTCGCCGGATTGTCCAAACTCTCCCGAGCTGTCCGTGAGACACCTATTATCAAGAGAACCGTTACGGCCTTACAGAGTGAGGCCGGTGGTGGGCCCCTAAGTGGGGGCAGGCAAGTTGACAACATTGAAAAGTTTGTGGTGGAGGGTTCGGGTAAGTACGCCGTTACAGATGCGGAGCTAAAGGCGCTGGAAAGCGGCCAGGGGACGTTCCGCCTGTATCACGGTACTCCATCGGACTTCGCCGAGAACATCTTGAAGGAAGGTTTCCGACAGCCTCCAAGTGGGGACGAGGCTATACGCCGCATTGCTCAGTGGTACGATATTCCCGTAGACGAGTTTATGCGCTACGGTGTTCTTCCTCATTATGGGGATGAGACCGCCCGTATCAGTACCAGCACCGCCGAGGTAGCATCCAGATGGGCTGACACGGGTTCTTTCCCGCGCGGTGAAATCTTTAGTAACCTGAACGCGAACGCGCGTATTCACAAGGAGATTGTGAAGCGCCTCAAGGATCGCGGAGTTCAACTGACTCAGGGTAGCTATGATGCCATGTATAATAGGCTATTCAAGGAGGCTGGTGACCTAGGTGTGGGAGTATCGTCCAACTCCAGGGTTGCCGAGATATTGAGGCTGCCCGACCGCTTTGCAGCCCCGACTTCTGGCGGAACTCTCCTTGAGTTGGAGATCGACATAGCCAAGTTAGGCAAAGGTGATGCCAAGAGGATAGCGGATACCCTTAGGTTCCAAGGTCCATCTCAAGGAGCCTACTTCGACGTCAAGATTCCTCCTAACGCCGTCAAGCGTATTAGGCCTATTGCCACAACATCGGCCAAGCCCAGAGTACCTGTTGACCCTATCGGGGGCTTTCCCGATCGCTTTGCAGGAAGGTCGCGTGGGTTGAGAGGTGGCCCTGCTGATGGAGGCCATGTTCGTGTCGAACTGCCTGGTGACGCTCCGACACCCCGTGGACCTGTCCATACTCCCCTGGAGCGCAACATACTACAGGCGAACAAGCCAAAGAAGCCGGCCATGACACCGGCACTCAAGCCCTTTGAGCGCGACCAGGCTGGGGAAGCCTTGCAGCGCCTCAGTGAGGCTCCTGACAACCCCGTGCCCGTGCGCTCAAGGCGTGACCTGCCTGAACTCAGTCAGTACGATGACCAGTTGGAGGCGATCCTCAGATTCCGCGACGACGCCCGAGACACTCTCAAGTTCAACCGCTCTGCTGTCAAGGCGGGCATCCTAAGTCCCAGTCGCATTGGTGAGGCAACTGCCCAACTCGTCCGTGCCAATGAGCAACTGAAGGCCTCCAGGTCTATACTCAAGGAGGCCAAGATCAGGGCCACCCGTGACAGTGTGATGAAACTGGTACGGAGTGTGGGTGGTAGTGATGAGGCAGCCGGTATCATCGGTCGTGCCTTCGACGCCAGTGTACGCCTGGTGCCTCTGGAGGAGTCACTACTGACTGCCTCGTCCTGGCGTCAGCATATAGCTCAAGGGGTGGCCCTTGTTAAGGGTAGAGTATTCAGAGGTATAGGCCTTCTAGCCGATCAGAAGTTTACCCTCGTTGACGCACTTCACTTGCAGACCGCGGACGAGGCGAATGATCTGTTCAGGCTCATGCGTAAGACCCTTGAGAAGGAATCGGACGGCCTCACCTTCATCGGGCCAAGCAAGTATGCCGATCTAGCCGAGGGCGAGTACCGCCTGCACCACATCGTTCAGCATCCGGAGTGGTTCACGGGTAAGACGCCTAAGTTGGACGGCCTACTCATCGACGCCCAACTTATGATGCGAGGCAGACTTGAACAGGCCCGAGCACTCGGTTATCCCATTGAGGCCCTTGACGGTGCTTACCTGGAGCAACTGTGGGATATACCTAGAGCAGCCCTGGAGCAGCCGATACTCAGAGCCCGTGGTAAGATAAGCGCCGCCAAACAACGCTGGTTTGATGACTATTTTGAGGGGCTCAGTAAGGGCGGGAAGCCTCTTAATCTGACCGTCGAGGAGCTAATGCAGCACTCGTCGAGCCTTCTGGACGAGGCTATCGGCGACGCATGGATGCGCCAAGAGGTGCTCCGGCGCTATGGTACACGGTCAGCCAAGGTACCTGCTCTCAAAGGCGCTAGGCGATTCGGGAACCCTCTCTACCAGGGTTGGAGCGCCCCTCAGGACGTAACCAGTGCCATAGATCGCCTGTATAGTCCTGTGGGAACAGGCTCTAGGTTCGTAGGTGACGTTGCCGCCACCATGAAGAACACCGCGTTCGGCCTCGTAGACATCGCTGTAGGTGGAGTACAGTTTCCTCTTGCGCTGGCGCATGGAGGGCGTGAGATCGCTATAGGGACTCTCAACCGTAGCCTTGAGGCTCTTGGGTTACCATATGTTCATGTAGCCCTTCAGGATGTCAATGTAGTAGGACGCAACGTCCAGTATGCCGAAGATGGTCTTCACATAGGTATTGGCCCGTCATCCGTGCGACTAAAAAGCGGTACCATAGTAAAGTACATTCCTATCACCGGCCAGTACATCGACATGCCTCTGAGCAAGACCATTGACTTCTCGGCTAGGATGCAGTTCGGTCAAGCTCTCACAGCTATCAGGAGAAGGATGTATGAAGGTAACCTGATATCTGCGAAGTTTGTGGGTCAGGATATTACTGATCCTAAGGTGAGGCAGTTCTGGGCCGAGGCCGCGAACGCCGGAACTGGAGCATCCCGAGGAGCGCAGACTCCAGGGCGCAGAGGGCTTGAGACCTTCGTTCTAACGTCCGCTCCTATGACTAGAGCTAACCTTGCCGTCTACGCCCAGATAGCTGAAGGTCTCACTACTGGTGGTCGGATGCAGAAGCTCCGTACAGCTATGGTCCTGGCCAACCTTGCTACCTACACCTACGGTATGCAGTACCTCATCAATGGCGTCTTCGGCGATGGGCCTATGGAATGGCAGCCTGGCAAGTCTGACTGGGCCACTATCAGGATTAAGGGGGAGACGATTCCTCTGATGCCTCAGAGAACACTTGCCCGTGCCATAGATAAGAGTATCACCATCATTACGGAGGGTATCGAAGGTGAGGGATGGCGCCCTGAAGACATCGCCTTGGCATGGGCTCAGGTCATAATCGGTAAGTCGAGTCCCGCGGTACAAGCGATGCTGGCACCGTTCGGGGTAGGCTTTGAGCCTGACACTGGGCGCTTCCATGTAGGAGGACTCTCGCCTAGAGGGCGTGCCCTTGGAGTACCGCCTACACCGCCACTCGTAGAGCAGGTAATCTTCCAGGAAAACGACGCCCTCTCTGTTGTTCTAGCCGGTGTCGGCTTCAACCCGTATCCTACGAGCCCTAACAGACTCCTCCAAGAGGAGTGGAAGGAAACCACGGGCCAGGACTTCAACCCTGAAGTAGACTGGATTGTGGCGGATTCCCACCCTGAACTGTCTGCCGAGTTCTCACCTCTGGTAGCCGCCTCCAACGCCTCTAGCCTGAAATGGGGCTCACTATCTGCTCTACGCCGAGATCGTATAGAGCAATTCCGTGGGGAGAAGGAAGTTAGTAGTGGCTTAGAAAAGACTGCTGAGGAGTTTATTGGAGGTGGGGATGTAGGTGTAGTTTTCATCGGGGAGTGGTTAGATCACCAAGCGGAAATGTCGGCTGTGATCTCATTTAACCTTTTCGGAGACGACAGACAGGCTGAGACTCCCGAAGGGAAGGCTCTACAAGCCTGGGGCGAGGTGCAACCTCATGACGAAAAGTACCGCGATCCAATCACCAGAGACGTGGACAGGGATGCGTACCGAACTGACAAGGAAGCGGCCTTCGCCGCAATACGGAAGATCTACCCTGAACTGGCCGACTCGCTTGAGGCGCGTATCAGGGCGGTGAGTCCTAACCTGGTCAAGGTGGAACCTGACATAATAACGGCCTTGGATGCCCTATCTGGATACCGTGAGATAGATCGCTGGTTTGGTATAGATAAGGCAATGGAGAACAAGGTTGAGGACATTCACGCCCTCGTCGATGCCAAGAGAGACGAACTGGCTCTCCAGGGCTTCCTTGACATAGGCAGTGGCACCGTATACACCATCCTTGCAGATGAGAGACCTGATATATCTCAGAACGTTTGGCAGGCTGCCTGGATTGTCCGACCTGGAGCCGACAGCAACTATCGCAATCCGGAAGCGGACCGTTACCTCATCGACCACGAACCCGAACTACGTAGGTTCTTCCCAGGGCTATACAGACGCGGCCTATTGGCGGTGATTGGTACAGGGGCATCTGGCGGTACGCGCCGCTTATCGCCTGCTTTACAGGCTAGACTAGGTGGCAAGTAATGATAGAAACACGCATGGTGAGGAAGGATGCCCTGCCTGAGCATAGCACCTACTTCGACGACGGCTGTGACGTCGCTCCTAGTTGCCTTACATGTTATCTGGTGAAGTGCCGTTACGACTACCCACAGGGCTTGAAAACGGTACGCCATCAGGCCCTTGTCGATCGCACCGTGCAACTTAGGAAACTCGGTTTCCCATGTGGCGAAATCGCGGGCATCATGCAAGCCTCTGTCCGTGCAGTCTATAGGCGCTTGGCTGTCTCACGGCTACAGTCGGCTGACGCTAGACTATATGAGGTGAATGGGAATAGTGGTATAGTAGTACTGATAGGAGAATCTAGCTATGGTAGAACCTAAAGTTGCGCCCACAGAGCCCAAGCCTGAGCCAAAGCCGGCTACGCCTAGCCCTGAGGATGTGGCTCTGGCAAACTCCATTGACAGCGGAATACCGGTCGTGTACGTCGATCAGCCAGGCGGAGATGTAACTCCTGCCCCTGGATCGGCGACTTCGGCGGAGAAGGAGCCTCAGCCCAAGGAGCCTCCAAAGGCCGAAAAGCCACCGAGTGGCGAGAAGCCTCCGGAGAAACCTAAGGCCAAAGCTCCGGCTTCAAAGGAGGCGCCAGCGGGGGAGCCCGAAGGAGACGGTACGCCTAAGGAGGATGACGAGGATCCATTCAAGGGCGTGAAGCCCCGAGATGTCCTGGTCAAACTTCTTGAGCACCCCGAGATCGGGCCCGTGCTGCAAAATTGGGCTGACCGAGCCGGTGACGCTCAGGTTGCGACTGCCATGGAAAAGGAACGTCCGACTATCGAGGCAGATACTCGACGGTCGGAAGCCGAGAAGGCCGAGGACGAGCGTTTCTCAGGCATGACCAAGGAACAGATTGCCGAGGAGATTGCTGGTGATGAGAAGGTTGCAACCGCATATGCTAGGTTCCAGCAGCGTAAGGAGGCTGGTAGCCAACCGAACGCTGAGGCAATAGCACAGACCTCCCAGCTTTACAGCTACACTTCCAGGGTGGCCGCGGTATCAAGTCTCATAGAGGGGTCAGAGCTTTCGGCAGAAGTGAAGGAAAGCCTCAAGCCTGACAACTTTACACACTTGAAGACCGAGGGTATCAGGGAGTGGGAGAAGGCCGTATTCCAGGCCCTAGTCACGCACACCGCAGAGGCGAGGGCCGAAGAACTCCTCAATGAGAGGTGGGAAACATATCAGCAGGAGCATCTGGCCGAGACCGACGGAGATCGTCCACCTATGGTGCGAGGTCGCAAAGTCGACGGTGTTCTGCCTGACCTGATGACTGACACCACCAAACTCTTTGAGGACGCATTTACACGAGATCCGACAAAGAAATAGGAAGGAGTAAAGACCTTGGCTGACTTGACATTGCTTGAGGCAGCTAAAGCCTCTCAGGATGTGGTCGAAAGGGTGGTCGCTAAGACCATCGTTGAGGCATCTCCCATCCTGGAGTACCTACCATTCAAGATCATCAACGGCCCGGCATACCGCTACCACCGCGAATCGTCACTCGGCACGATCTCGTTCCGTGGCGTCGGTGGGACCTATACCGCCGACTCCGGAGTCATCAACCCCGAGTTCGAGGCTCTGGTCATCATGGGTGGCGAGGTCAACATCGACAACTTTGAGGTCGAGGTGATGGGCAACCTCGTAGACCTCAAGGGTTCCAAGTACCGCATGAAGGCCCGCCAAGCCGGTATCACATTCTCGGAGCAGTTCTTCGAGGGTGATACCATCGTCACCGAGTTCGGCTTCGACGGCCTTCGCAAGCGCCTCGTGGGTATCAACCTCATGGGCTCGACTACCGGTGCCACCCTGACCCTTGCCCAAATTGACGAGCTTCTGGACATGGTCATCGGCGAGAACTCGCAGAAGGTCCTGTTCATGAGTCCGACCATGAGGCGCAAGGTCACGGCGCTGGTCCGAGCCGTGACTGGTTCCGGCCTCATCAACTACACTCAGGACGCCTTCGGTCGCCAGCAGATCGCCTACGCCACATGCCCGATTCGAGTCATCCGCCGAGAAGATGACGGCTCGTCCTTCTTTGGCTATGACGAGGACCCGGGCGACGCCGTAAGTGATACGGCCAGTATCTACTGCGTCCGTGCCGGCACCGACTACGTCCACGGCATATCCAACAAGAGCCTGCCTGGGGTCAAGGACTTCGGCGAGCTTGAAGCGAAGCCTCAGCACATGGGCCGCATCGAGTGGTTCCCTGGCCTCGTCGTCAAGCACCCGAGGGCCGCCGCCAGGATGCAAGGCATCACCAACACGTAGGAGGGAATTATGGACAACCTACCCCAGGGTGTCATAGAGGAGAACGGTCGACTGGTCAGGCTTGTTCCCAAGGTCGCGGCATCCGGCGAGACCTGGAACTCAAGGCGGCCCGTGGCCCTCACTATCGAGGAGGCCCGCCTACGCCGATACGACTACTACCATCCGGAGCTCGGCTGGATTCTGGAGGGCTACAAGTTGGAGAAGGACAGGACGCCCGAGTCCCGTATGGCCGATGTGTCCCAGTCGGTTCTGGCTGAGCCACCTGAGCCTGAGGCGATGAGGACCGCTGCTCCTCCCGAGATACCCAGGGATGAGGTTGCCGTAGACCTCGGTAGCGAGTAAAGGAGGCCCTAGTGAGCCCCAGAGATGTAAACCTGCAACTAGCCGACGCGGCCACACCTATCACAGCCACCGGCCAGGCTACAGCCGTCGATACCGAGGGCGGCTTCTATGCCGTTGCTCGATTCGAGTGCGGCGACCCTATCACCGACGCCAACGAGACGTTCGACTTCCTCGTTATGGCATCCATCGACGGTGGTAGCAACTACTTCCAAATAGGTGCCATCCGTCAGATCGTTGACGGTGACGAGGACCTAGTGAAGTCCATACCTGTATACGTCCCACGGTTCCCGCCTGCCACGCAGACGGCCACCAAGGTGCGCCTCGAGTACGTCGTCGCCGGCACCACACCTAGCCTGCTTCTGAACTGCTGGCTGGAGCCTATGCTCAGCCTCGCTGTGCCTGCCATCGACGAGAAGCTAACTAACGGTCTAGCCGAACTGTCATAATCACCCGCGTTCCTTTGTGGGGCCTGTTCTTGGTGGTCAGGCAGGCCCCACAAAGTTACCGGGAAGGATGGATAGATGCCGGAGCTATACGTGCCCGTTGTCCTGTGGCTGGCCGTGCAGACTGTTCTTCTAATTGCAGCCTGGGCGCGGATGCAGACACAAATCGGACACATGGCTGATAGCCTGAGTCGCCTATGGAAAAGCCATGACGAGCTTCACCCTAGGTCGGCCAACCCTGGCGAGCCCGAGCACAATGGACACAACCATGAGGAGAGTGAGTAATGCCTGCTGAAAGTGAACCGCAGCGAAGGGCGGCTGGAGCGGCACTTGCCGTCAAGCGAGGTGAGCAACCCGCATCCAGTCTCAAAGGTGCTGCCCGTTCCATGCTGAGTATGCCACGGTCGCAGCTAGAGGACTATGCCCGCAAACCTGGCAAGCCACAAACCACTCGCGCCGCTGCCCACCTCGACCGCGAGCACAAGGCCATGCGAGGCGCGAATCCTCAGCCGCGCAAGAAGTCGAAGGCGTCCCGACGTAGCAAGAAATAGGAGGGCACTATGACGCGGACTATCCGAGAAAAGATAATCAGTGCCCGTACCTCGGCTACTTCCGGTACGGCCCAGGTTGCCCATATCCTACTCATAGGGGGACACGCGCCTGACGAGTTTGAGGAGCTCAGAGCCTACCTGGATGTGAATACGGCCTTAGTGGGTACAACCCCTACAATGGACATATACCTCCAACGCGCTGTGACCGACACGCCTGATGAGGATACGGACGCCGATTGGGAGGACTTTTATGCCTTTCCTCAGGCTGTCGCGGCCTTGATGGAGAAGACCGTTCATATACCTCTTGGCCGCCAAGGTTCAGATGACGTGGCCGGCGCGGGAGGCGACCGAGATATGGCAACACTGACGGCAGATACCCTGAAGCCAGGCCATTGGGGTGACCGTATCCGCGTAGTCGAGAAGATGGGCGGCACGGTCACAACCTCTGCCGTCTACGACCTGACACTAGTCGGCACTCTTCGTGCCGAGGAATAGGAGGACCTCATGGCCGAATCACTAAAGGCTCAACTGGCCCGCATCGCCGAGGACTACGACACTGACCCGAACGCGACCTCGCGCCTACAGCGTCAAATCATCATCCTGGCCGAGGAGATTACACGCCTGAAGAACCCGCGGCCCAGGAAGGGGAGTTAACCTATGGTTACCGCCAAAATCTTCGGTCTCCTGTTCACCGCGCTCTGGAACAAGGAGATTGACTTCGACACCGATGCTATAAAGGTCATGCTCACGACATCGACCTACGTGCCCGACCAGGACACGCACGACTATAAGGATGATGTCACCAACGAGGTTGTAGGCACGGGTTACACGGCCACAGGCGAAGCGCTGACCTCCAAGACCGTCACCTACACCGCTGGCACCAACAAGCACGTCCTGGACGCAGCCGACGTGACTTGGGCGGCTAGCACCATCACGGCCCGCATCGCCGTCATCTACGACTCATCGCCGGCCACAGACCCGACCCGTCCTCTCATATCCTACCAGGACTTCATCTCCGACCAGAGTTCGTCCGGTGGTGACTTCACAATTCAGTGGAACGCCGCAGGCATCATTGAAATAACGGTAGCCTAGGAGGGCCTTATGAGCATAGCACAGGCAATCAAGGAACTGAAGGCGCTGGCGCGGGAGCCTGGTGCCCTCCGCATAATAACCAGTGAGTGCGCCTCCAAGTCCTGCAATGCCAGTGGGCACAACGAGGGCCTCTACAGCCTTCGCGACCCTCGGCACTTCATCATTCATGATGTTGTCCGCCTAGAGGGGCCTAACCATCACGGGCAGTTCAGGGCATACAGTAAGGAGAAGGACTGGTGCCAGGGCCAACCCGAGGCACTGCTCCCTCGGCTGCTAGAGGCGAGCAAAGCGGGCGCTGTTCCACCGTCCAACGGGAGGTAGTGTGGCGAACCTCGCCGCTGACGCCCGCACCAAGGTCAAGGCTGCCCACCCCGGAGCGGTCGTCGTCGAGCGTGGGCGCAACTCTATCAAGCACCGCCTGGCCGACCATCCAGACGGACGGCAGCGGTTCGCCCTGGACGTGGCCATTGGTCCCCTTCACTACGGGCCTGCCAGCGACCAGGAGATAGACACCGCCCTCGTGCCCTCCACGGCCCCGTGGGACTGGGAGATGACCAAGGCAGGCTTCGAGGTACGGGCGCTATCCAACCTTAGCGCAGGGCAGGTCATCGAGTACCGGAACGGCTCCGAGTGGGTGCGGTTCCAGCCGATGGCCCTCCAATACTCCAACGACCTCAACCAGATACAGCAAATCTCTATGCCCCAGGCTGTGGGCGCGGCGGTTGACGACGACACCCTGACCTGGGTGGACGGCTACGGGCCTGGGCGGTCGCTGTCCTGGCAGGCGCAGACGGTGCGGCTGGCTAAGCTGCTGACGATAGACTCGCTGGCCGCCCTCCCCGCCGCTGACCAGTTCATCCTGGACGGCGGCAATCCCGTCTTGGAGCTGAACCTTATCTTCGCCTTCTCTGCTGGCGTGACACCCTACATCAACGGCCAGCCCTGGGGTAAGGGGCAGAACGCCGGCGAACGCGACACCCAGGGCCTCGTGGAGTTCCGCAACGACGCGGGGGACGTGCTGTGGTGGTTCAACCTGCCGCGCTCCTGGGACACCGAGGACAACGAGCAGCTAGGGACGTTCCGATTCAAGAAGCAGGGGAACAGCCTGTACGTGAGCCACCGTGTGTCACTGTCGTTCGTGCAGGGGGCGGTCTACCCGCTGTTCGTGGACGTGACCGTTGATGAGCAGGTGGGGGCGGACGCGGACGACGCTTACCATGTCGATGAGACACATTTCTTTTCCACCGGGGGCTTTTCAGTAAACTTTGGGAGCCTTAGTGCTGCTTCTGATGGCGCTGGGGCCGTTCAGAGGTTCACCACTGTAGCAATAGGAAATGCCGACACCATAGATGTCGCCTATCTGACGTGGAACCCTAACGTAACACGGTCTAACACAGTCTGTAAGGCGAAGCTAGATGCTGATGATGCCGACAGCCCTTCCGCACCTGCAAATGATACCGACTACCACAATATAGTACGCACGGCTGCCGTTGTGACGTGGGATCCAATTCCCACCTTCACGTTAGACACTCCTATCAACTCACCCAGTATCGTGTCGGTTATTCAGGAACTGGTCGATAGAGGTGGCTGGGCGAGCGGGAACGCGATGGTGATCCTGTGCCATGACGATGATTTACTAAGCAGCGCTGATGCTCTCCGTGGAGGAGACAGTTACGACAGTGACTCCACTCTTGCCCCCAAGCTCCACATCGAGTACACGGCGGCTGCGGGCGGCGTGACCGTCCTTGCTGCCTTGGCTACGGCTACCGCTCTGAGTTTCGTGGCCGCCGTTAGTACAGGTTTGGTCGTACTTGCCGTCCTAGCCACTGCCACAGCCCTAAGCCCTGTATCTACTCATATCAACACGGTCAGCGCCCCTGTCGCTACCGCTACAGCCCTATCGCCTGTGAGTGTTGTCTCAGGTGCGGCTGCCATAGTAGGCGCTCTTGCGACGGCTAGTGCTCTATCCTGGGACGCCACCACCTCGCTAGGAGCGCTAGTTGTCGGGGCGCTTGGTACGGCTACCGCACAGTCCTATGCTGCCCTACACATCAACACTGTCCTTGCGAGCCTGTCAACTGCAACCGCACTATCGCCGGATGCTACCGTCCTAGTTGGGGGCGCTGTTGTCGTCCTAGCCGCGCTTGCAACTGCAACGGCCTTGTCATATACCGCAACTCATCTTAACACACTCCCAGGTGCGCTGGCAACTGCTACCGCCCTGAGCTTTGGTGCCGCTGTATCCGTTGGAACCTTAGTCGCCGCTATACTGGCGACTGCCACGGCCCTATCAGCCAGTGCGACCGTCACTGTAGGTACTACAGTCACAGCGGTTCTGGCAACCGCAACTGCGGTGACCTGGGCTGCGAGCATCAACCCAGGTGTAACTATCTCAGCGGTGCTGGCGACTGCAACGGCTCTTGCGTATGCAGCCGTAGCTGTGGTCTTGGCCAAACTGCTGCTCAAGGCAGGTGATGCCTTTGGTGAGCGTGCCGACACTGTTCAGGGCTCAGCCTCAATAGCGCCCCTACCAATCGGTCATGGTTTCATAGACGCTTCAGCGGACGCTCCACAGGTTGAAGGTTCAGGGAGGCAGTAATGTCCACAACGCTTAGGTTCACAGTCGAGGATATAGCCGCCCGCATAGCCTCATATGCTATCATCCGGGTGTACCGCTCCGCCACGCTAGGCGGCACCTATGTCAGTATCGGCACGGT